AGGGACGTGCATGTGCTGTTCCATGCCTCGCCAAGTTTTGCGTATGGGCAGGCAAGACGATCCGCACTTGATGTCGGCGCGTCCGCGCTGACAAGCACCGTAGGTGCTAATACTTCTTGGCTATTGGCTAGTGGCTTATGGCTAGGGTTTTCTGTGGGTTCGGTTTGGGTTTCAATTTCAAAACCGTTTGGGTTTTTTTCAGAAACCGACTGGGTTTCTTTTTTCGGTCTGCCACCACGCTTACCGTTAACCCGATTGGTTTCCGATTTCTCCTCTTTCAACCCGATTTCGCGCTCGCATCGCTGCTGTGTCCACGCGCCGTCTTCCAATGCGAAGAACTCTCCGAGAACGGCCCGCAATGCCGACAGTTCCTCCTTGCTGCGAGCACCTATCAACCGTGCCGCCTGATCGTCAGGTATTGCAGTCTCGCGGGTGTAGTACACATCCAGCAGCCGCGCATACACACCGTGCTCCAACAGCGACAGGTGCGCCGTGTCTTTCAGGTAGTCGCCGATGTGGCGTTTGTAGTAGTTCATCTCGACTCTTGCATCGACTCGTCTGTAGGGTCGCTGGCATGCGTTGCGGGAGTCGAAACCGCAACGCCCGGTGCCCCGGTGCCAGCGTTTGAAACTTGTTGAGCACGAAGCCGCCGAAACCCCTCGCCGATCAAATCCAGGGCGGTGCGGTCTGCTGCGGTCTGTGGGCGGTCTGGGTCAAATGTGATCTTCATCAAAACTCCTCCAGCGCCCAGCCGCCACCGTCTTTCTTGGCGCGCTTCTTCACGGCGATGAACTGGATCGGGTAGAGCGCGGCCGCGACCTTGACCTTCACTCGCGCATCGTCTTCCCAATGGCCCTTGACTTCGTGCGCCTGGAGTTGGCCGTCTGCCAGCATCACGGCAAAGTCAGGTGTGAAAAACGTGTTGTCGGCAAGCCGGAACTTCATGCCCTCGAACTTGAACCAGACGATTTCTCCAGCCGTTTTCAACGCCTCAAGGTGGGTGTTGTATTCGGCTTCCGTCTTGTTCATCTCGCCGGTTTTCAGGCGCCCGAGCGCGTACTGCGGGCGTTGAGTCGTCAAGGATTCCTTGACCGCTGCCACCGGCACCACGCGACCCGACGCCGATACGCTCGACGCGCCGACGTGCTGGCGGTATTGGGACAGGTTCATGCGCTCGGTCATGCTGCCTCGGCCAACTCCGGCGAATCAAACAAGTCGCCGTTCTGAACATCAAATCGTTGACCTGCTGCTGCGGCCTGTACGTTCTTGACGGCTTGGCGGTAGTAACTCGGTTTCAGCTCGCAGCCGACGCCCTTGCGCCCCAGCAGGACGGGGATATACACCTCAGAGCCGACGCCCATGAAAGGCGTGAACACCACTTCGCCAGGGTTGCTGCGCAACACCACGCAACGTTCAATCACGTCAAGCTGTAGCGGATGAACGTGCTTTTCATCCTCGCTATCGCGTGCCTCGCGGTACGGCAAAACGTGGTTAAAACGGATGTCATCCCACATGCAGTCGGCGTACTGGCGCCAGATCCAATGCGAAAACCGGTTCTCGGTTTGCTTCCCGGTGTAGCCGCGATACGAAAGCACATCGGCGGGAGGGGTCCGCTCGCCCGCATAATCAAGCATGCCTACCGGATGCGTTACCGGAACCGGGTTCTTTCCAACCTTGCGGAACAGCAGCAAGAAGTCGCCAGAGGCAATGCCGCAATCCAATGAGTCCGCAACGAGCGACGCATGCGCCAGGTTCTTCTGCATCGTGCGCAAACGAACTTCAAGCGGCTCCTTCCAGATCATGTGACGCCCGGCGTAGCGGAATCCGTTCGCCTCGTGCAGTTTGATGATGTCGCCGGGGAAGTCGATATAGCTGTCTGTTCCGCTGTTGCTGCGCGGGATGTCCATGCAGTGCACGCATGACATGCGGCCAGGCATCGTGATACGTGCCAGTTCGCGCACGAAAAATGAGTAGTGCTCCATGAAGCGCTCGTAGCTGTCGCAGTTCGACAGGTCGCGATCGCTGCTGCTGTAGACGTACAAACCGCCCGCGCCTGAGCTGGCAAACGGAGGGCTGTAGACAGACAGGTGGATGGACGCGGCAGGCATAGCCTTCATCACCTCCATCGAGTCGCCGTTGTAAATGGCAAATTTGTCGGTAATCAGTTGGTCATTTACAGCCACGATGGAAGCTCCTGTTGTTTGGCAAAGTGCGACGCGCGGTCGATGGAAATTGCATCGTTCATCGCGGCGACAAGGTTGGTGAACATGCGGTCAGCCTGCTCGGCTTTCCGCTTTTGGTTGGCCATTACGGTTTTCTGGCCTTCGGTCGTAATCAAGTCAACGCGTACCGGAGACTGTTGACCAAATCGCCAGAACCGGCGAACCTTTTGGTAGTAGCCCTCGAACGAGTGCGACGGGAAATCCGTCATGTGTGCACAGTGCTGCCAGTTCATGCCCCAGCCTGCAATCTTTTGCTTGGTGACAAGCACGCGAATTTGGCCGTCAGAAAACGCGCCGAGCTTTTCTTCTTTGCTGTCGTCGCTGTCTTTGCCGCTGACCTGCACGGCATCGGGGATCAGCTTTTCCAACAGATCGCCCTCGTCGTTCAGGTCGCACCAGACCACGGCAGGCTTGCCGGTATCTGCCACCAGCGAAGCGGCCATTTCGCAGCGCTCTTGCAGCGTGCGGCGGCGCTCCTCGCGTTGCTCCTGTAGCCCGACAGCGGGCAGTGCAAACAGCATTCCGTCCGCAAGTGTTTTCGCTTCAACCATGTGCTCGACTTCAGTCAGCGGCGGCAGCACAAAACGGGAATCGTCAAAGCCAAGGTCTGATGGTTTGCGCACTGCGCGCGCCCACGAACACACCCACTGCCAAAACGGGCCTTCGGCGTGGCCTTTCAAACGCCACTTGATGACCTCGCCACGCATGCGACCGGATGCGCTGTTGTTCAGATCGTTCTTGAAAAAACGATTCAGCATGTCCATGTAGCCAAGATAGCCAAGCGCTTCGCTGGTCGTGCCGAGTTCGATAAAGTCGTTCGGCGCAGCGGTCGCCGTTGCCAACAGCCGATACTTCATCTTGCGCATGAATTGCGTGATTTCGGCCTTGCGCGCGCCATCGAACGATTTGAGGATGGAAGACTCGTCCCCGATGAAGCCGACAAAATCATTCGCGTCAAACAAGTGCAGCCGCTCGTAATTGGTGACGTGAATACCTGACGGTTTCAGTGAGCCGTCACGCGAGAGGTGCACGTCAATTCCGAACTTCTGCGCTTCGCGAACAATCTGCAAGGCAACCGCCAGCGGCGCCGCCAACAGAACGCGGCTATTCGTCATGCGCACGACGTTCTCGCCCCAGGTCAACTCCTGCACTGTCTTGCCAAGGCCGCAATCCTCAAATAGTGCAGCTCGGCCTTTTCGGCATGCCCATTCGACCATTGCAGACTGAAAGTCAATCAGGAAATCTGGCATCCATACGGGATCAAAACCGTATTCACCGTCTAGTTGACTTTTCGTTAGTAAAAATTGATCGTAAGCCCCCATACTCTCCCTTTAGGTAAAGCGTAGCAGCAGGAAGCCCCACAGCCGCAAAACCGCTACGCTTTTTGAGCAACCCTGCCGGGATGGAACAAGGCCGCTCAAAAAGCCCCGTCGTTAAACGGGGAAAGTCCGGCAGGCAGGATGAGTCGCCTGCCGGTCGGGGGATCAGTCCATGCCGTCGTCGTCAGAAAACCAAGTCACTACGCAGATCAGCACCATTGCGGTGATGACGAGAATTGCCATCCAGAGCATGAGAGCTTCACCAACATTCATTTTTTCGCCTTGTACATTTTTTGGATTGCGCTAACTGCCTCGTAGCTCGGTCGCTTGCCGCGAACACCTAACACCAGGTCACTCACATACTGCGGGCTGAGTTTCGTCGTGGCAGCGATCTGGCTTTGTGTGTAGCCTCGCGCCTTGAGTTTTTCAAGCATTTGCTGAACATTCATGCTTCCATTATTGCCGCTGTTGCGGATTGAGTCAATAATTTACGCTTATGGCCTATATAAGCGCTGGCTTATTGACATTATCCGCAGTCGCGTACAGAATTCATCTCACTGGCCCAGAAAACGCAGCAGCGGGAAGCAAAGCCAGTAAGTCGGGCCGGGGCAGTTGGCAGAAGCCAGCAGACCAATAACAAAGCGGCCTAGTGCGAGTGGTTCGCCGAGAGCACAGACGACAGATTCAGCCGACGTTTACGGCAGTGGTTTAGATCAATAGGAGATGGAAATGCTGAACATTAACGAGGAAGAACTCAAGGCGGCCATAGTCGCGCAAGCTGCCGATCAAATTCTTGCCGGTGATGACCTGTCTGGGTTGATTGCGAAAGAAGTGAATGCGCGCATCAACAAAATTTTCGCCACTCGTGCCGACGAGCAAATCCAGATTGCTATTGACGCAGCGGTGGTCAACGCATTTGACCGCGAATACCAGCGCGTCACCCAATGGGGCGATGCAGACGGCGACAAAACCAGCATCAGGAAAGAGCTTGATCGCATCGTAACCGGATACTGGTCTGCAAAAGTTGACCCACGATCCGGCAAGGAAACGGACAGCTCATACAACGCGGTCACGCGCGCTGAATACTTGATGACAACCATCTGCGCGAAAGACTTCTCCGCGACTATGAAGGAAGCAGCGCTTAATGTCACGGGCGCCCTTAAGGACGGCATGCGCAACCAGTTGGCGTGCATCATGGATGGGTTGCTGAACGACTTGTTCATGGTCAAAAGCCTGCAAGATCAAGGCAAGGTTCAGAAGCCTTACTGAGCAGATTTAGCCCGGTCTGATGGGCAACGGATACAGCAACAACAGGGAAAGAAATGAAAACGCAAATCAAAGACAGATTTACCGGCGCAGTGCTTTTTGAGTGCGACACGCCAGATAACGTATCAAGCGGGCTTGCGGTGCGTGACGCGCTAGAAAAAGCAGTTGCGTCCCGTGCCAACCTGTCCGGTGCCGAACTGTACGGTGCCGACCTGTCCGGTGCCAAACTGTCCGGTGCCAACCTGTCCCGTGCCGACCTGTACGGTGCCAACCTGTACGGTGCCAACCTGTCCGGTGCCAAAAACGCAGAACTGGGCATTGCTCAAACGCGCATTCTTCCTGACGGCGATTTGATCGGCTGGAAAAAATGCAAAGGCGGCGTGATTGTCAAATTGGCAATACCTGCTGCCGCAAAGCGCTCACACGCATTTGGCCGTAAGTGCCGCGCTGAATTTGCCGATGTGTTGGAGGTGATCGGCGCAAGCAGCGGTGTTTCATCGCATGACAACAAAACCGAATACCGCGTTGGCTGTCGTGTTGCAGCGGATCGCTTTGATGAAAACTGGCAAGAAGAATGTTCCGGTGGCATTCACTTTTTTATTACCCGCATCGAAGCGGAGAACTATTAACGGATACAGGCAGTGTGTGGTGTGGTGGGGAATGCGCAGGCTGATGTCCACCAAGCCGGAGAGCGACACCGGCCCCTACCACACCACACATTGATGGATACACAACAGGAGCAAGGTATGAGCGCAGTAATCGACACGCACAACGAACCAGCCGACCGCGTACCACTGAGCGCGCGCCTGATGCGTGGCTGGAATGTTGAGTGGCGGACGCCGCACGCAAGCGGCCGGACGACGACGATAGCACGCACGTTCAGCGAAGCATGCCGCCATGTTGGCGACCTGATTCCGGGTGCGCAATGTACGGCGAAGGTGATTAGATGATCGCCGACCCCGTCCTTGCCGATGAAATCCGCGAAGACGCACGGCGGATGGTTGCCGAACAACTCGCAGCCATTGCCGACATCGAGGTAGCGGCATACGTCGATTCGCGCCTTGAATACTACGAGCGCAACATCGGCGACCTGATTACCGACCTTGCGGAAAACGACTGCGATTGTGTCGTGGATCGCCTGCAATGGCTGCTGATTAACGACAAGCAATTTCGTCAGAACGTGCGTGATTTTGCACGGCTGACACGGGAGAAATACTGATGAGCACAAAAACGAAGTGGACGCCGGGGCCGTGGTTGTTTCGCAAAAACGGTAGGTTGGGTTGCGATGTTGTGACGTTGGATGGGCAAAACACAGACGGCGATCCGATGTATTGGACGGTTGCGTGCCCAAACTATTTGCGTGATGAAGCCGAAGCCAACGCCACCCTTATCGCAGAAGCGCCAGCGCTTTATAAGGAGCTGGAAGCGTTGACCGGAGTCGTTCAAAGCGATCCATTTCTGCGTTACTCGGAAGACTCGCTGTATGGCAAGGCAATCAAAGCGGCGCTAGCCGTTCTCAAGAAAGCACGGGGCGAGTAATGGGCTGGATACCAGACGGAGACCGGTAATGAACAGAAACATCTTCCACGGAATGCGCACCGGTCGAGACTGGCACGAAATCGAGTCTCGCGCTAACTGGACAGACTTGATCGCTGTTGTGATTGGTCTGGTGATTCTTGTTGTTGGCTGTGGTGTTTTTAAGGGGTTGTGATGATGTTGCCGGTCAAGAAAGACAACGAAGCCACGGCAAGCCGATTGGACGTAAACGACGCATTGATAAGCCTGCGCCAGTTTGGCAACCCGAGGCTTGGTTTTTATGGTAGTTGGTGCGCATCAATCAAGATGAACACAACTGTTACTGGTGGCGAATTTGAAATATCAAGCGGCTTTAGGCACGAGACACCAGCGGACGCGATGCAAATATTGATTGATCGGGTAAATGAAGCGATGAAGAAATGACCCGCGCCCTCCTCCTGATCCTGCTGCTGCCAACAGACACAGCGGTAGTCAACATACCAACACCAGAGCAGGCGCAGTGCCGTGTACAGCTTGTGATGCGGCTGGCGATGACTGAGAGCGAACAACGCGGCCATTGTGCGCGCAGAACAACCAACCCTAAACGGGTTCAACCGGAGTAATCCATGACCTCAGCAGTAGTACCGTTTGAACAACAGATGACGCTTGCCAAGGCGTTCGCCGCCAGCGGGCTTTTCGGCTTGAAATCGCCGGAACAGGCGCTTGCTTTGATGGCGCTTTGCGAGGCTGAGGGGATGCACCCGGCTAAGGCGGTGCAGCGCTACCACATCGTCCAAGGACGCCCGGCAATGAAAGCGGACACCATGCTTGCCGAGTTTCAAAAGGCTGGCGGTAAGGTGGACTGGAAGGAGTACACCGACACGCGCGTTACCGGCATCTTCTCGCACGCCTCTGGCGGATCGGTCACGGTCTCGTGGGACATCGGTCAAGCGCAAAAAGCGGGGCTTGCCGGGAAAGATGTATGGAAGCACTACCCGCGTTCAATGCTGCGCTCTCGCTGCATCAGCGAAGGCGTCCGCGCTGTGTTCCCTGGCGTTGTTGAGGGTGTTTACACACCGGAAGAAATCGAATCCATGCCGCCCGAAAGCGGAGCAATCGAAGGCACCGCCCGCCGCGTCACCGAGGCGCCCGCGCTGCCGGTGCTTTCCGACGAACTCTTGGCAACCGCCGAAGCCGAAGCCGCAAAGGGTTACGCCTCGTTCTCCGCATGGTGGGAAACCGTCAGCGAAGACGATGGCGCCGCGCTGACTCCGCGCCTCAAGGAGTTGACCAAGAAGGCTCGCGCCGTGACCGTCGAGACGGAGGCA